AGTTGCATTTATTGTCAAAGCAGGAGTTTCGTTTTTAAATTCAAAAACAAACCAACTTGCTGTAGTACCTCCTGAATCAACTAGAGTTAGTTCAGCTCCAATCTTGAGTTTGCTGTATGTAGTATTGTCAACATCAAAAAACTGATTACCAGAAGTTGAGCTGATCGTTGCAGCTGCTGGAGTACCACTAAAGTCTGGAGTATCAATTAAAGTATCAGCAACATTTGCAGCTGTTTGAAATGATTGTAGATTCAAAACACTTGAGCCAAGACCTTTTCCATATCTATCATTGGTCATATAGTCTAATAAGGCCAGAGATGGATTTTCTGACCACTCATAAGTGCTTGTTGTTCCTAATCTATGTGAGCCAGTGCCACCTGTAATAGATCCATCTTTTCTTGGATCGTAAACCTTTTTACCTTTTACGCACACTGTCAATTGTGGCAGTCCACTAAACATTCCTTCTTTGTCATATCTAAAATAACCAGCAATGTATGCAACACCTCTTAATCGGTGATTAGATGTCCAGGTTGATGATAAAGAAGCTGTAAGCATTGGATCTGCTGTCTGATCATCTTTACCATGATGACAATTGAAAACCATCCTATATCTACCAGTTGGGGATGTTCCAGAGATACCTCCAGATGATTCTGTATTTTGATCTCCTAGCTGACTAACTGTATTTAAGCTGCCAGCTCCAGAACTTATTTTGTCTGAGCCTACATAGAATCCATTTTTAAAAACTTTTGTATCTGATATAGGAACACCATTTAGTTCTATGGTGTTACCTTCAATTTGATCTATCTCGCCAGCTGCAATTGCAAAAACCATAAATAAATCAACAGATCTATTTTGTGCTGTTTCCATAAAGACAACTGTTGAGCCAACTCTTCGTCTGCCATAAATTACAGGTATTTTGCCACCTTGAGCTGTTTTCTGGCCTAGTATGTCCTGGCCACGACTTAAAAGCTCTCTAGCAGCTAGAAAACCTTTTACACCAGATCCAATTGTTACAGCTGCAACAGTCCATTTGATAGCAGCAGCAACCTTAGAAGTTGACCACCAGGTAGCAACAGTTTTAAATATTGAAGTTACAGCTTTTGCAGAAAACATCTACATTCCCCATCTTATGTCACCTTTAGTTTGATCTGCATACTCCATGCCTTTATCACCACTAAAGAATGTTTGTTGGGATTCGTCAGAAAAATGCTGGCCTTTTTTTAAGTTCCAGTTACTAAATTGATTGGCTACTACAATTGATACTGTTGAATTAGTGTATGAATCAGTTGCAGATACATTTGTTATAAATCCAGAAAAATAATTAATTGCATCAACTAAAACTTCATTTTCATCAAAGAAAGCAATAAAAATATTTACTTCATCATCTGTATAGTTTCCATTATCGACTAGATCTCTAACTGTATCTGTAATATTAGTTAGTGTTAAAACAATCTCTTCTACTTTAGCTTCGCCTGTTTCATTTGCTACTTCTACCTCTACAAAGTTTGCACCAGTGACATAAGTATTTGAATCGTATGTTACATCTGCATAAAAATCAGTGAATCTTAAAATTGAAGAAAGTTTGACCTCAAATAAGAAAGCAATCTTATTTGCATCTTTGGCTATTTGTGTTTGTAGGCTTGATGATAGTCCTCTGGACATTAGCTTATGACCTCTCTAACATCAAAAGAAATATTAAAGATACTGTTTCTATCTGCTTGATATACAACATCACTTACCAGGTAAACTGTAAAATCTGGTTGATTCATTGTTACCACTTCGTTATCAGCTAGAGTTGATACTATTCCAGGTTCTATTGATACAGTAGCTGCTCCAGATCCATCTGAATCAATATCACTTTGAACCATATAAACTTTTGTATGGCCAGCAAACTTAATCAGATCACCAGCTTTTAAAACTCCAGTAGTTGATGCAGCAAAACCATCAAGTGCTATTGTGGAATCTGCTGCTGAATGTGAGCCAACAACTTTGACTGCTGTACTAGATTTCTCTGCTCCTCTGTTTTGTAAAGGTATCTTTATTTGAAAAGTTTCAAAAGATCCTTTTTGTTTTTGTAAAAATGCAAATATATCCATTGCATCATTTTGATTCATAGGTGGCATAGAAACTGTAAAGGTAAAATATTGAGATCCTATTTGCCTAACTGCTCTTCTTCCAGATAAAGAAGCATTAACAAGTGTTGGCCTATTGTTCTCAAAACTTAAAGCAGAAAAGCCTGGGGATGTTGGAAATGTACCACTCATAAAATACCTACCTTACCTCTGGAATTCATAGCGTTATTAATAATTGCAGTTATCATGCTTTTCCTTGATACAAGTAATTCATCAAAACCAGCTGAATCAATAGTGCTTATGTTGAATGTAACATTAGCTCCCATGCCCTGGCCTTTAGTATGATCAACTACAGTTTCTCCTGGATGTAGGATTGCTGGAAAGCCACCTTTACCATCTACACCACCAACTCTAGGAGCTGTACCTGTAAAACCACCTCCGTCAAAAATTATTGGTTTTTTTGGATTTAGAAATGAACTTATTGAACCAGCAATAGGTTGAATTATCATTTGTTGTATTGCTATTCGCAAAAGCTGCTCAACAACAAAAGTAGCAAAATCTTCAAATGCCATTTTTCCAGTTTTTAAACCTTCAACAATACTATCCTCTAATTTTTTCATTGAAGAAACTGCAACTGTTTTTATCTTTTTATCTACTTCATCAAATTTTGTTATAAATACAGCTAATGGATCTTGGGCATCAACTATAGCTTTATCAAAGATACCTTTAAATTTTTCAAAACTACCCTCTGAGTTTTGCACCTTTTCAAGTAACTCTTCAAACTTTATATTCATCTGGTCTAAATCAATAATGTTATCTTTAGCAACAAAATCAATATCGAATCCTCTGAGTTTCATTAGACTTATAAATACATTAATAGCTGTTTTATCTAATTGAGCAAGCCCATTAACAAAATTAATTATTGATGCAAAAGCTGTTGCTGTTGCTTGTGCAATACCAATAATGCTTACAGCTACATCTTTACCAAACTGTTCAAAACCACCAGAAGCTGCTGCTTGTTCAATGATAAATTGTTTTAAATCGTCTGCTAATTTTAGAAATGCAGGAGCTAGTCCAACAACAATTTGATTTTGTAATCCAAAAATAGATGCCTTAATTTGTGAAACTCTATCATTAAATGTTTCAGCTGTTCTAATTCCAGATTCACTAATGATGAATCCAAGCTGCCTAAATTCTTCAACAAAGTTATTTAATCCTTCTGCTCCACCCTCAAAGATCTGAGCAAATTGCATACCAGATCTGCCAAATAAATTTGCAAGAACAGTTGATTTTTCAGCTTCTGATCCTAGAGCTGCAATTCCATCAGCAACCTCTAATAATATTTCAGTATTACCTCTAACAGCTCCAGAAGAATCTCTTATCTCAACTCCTAGATCTCTAAATATATCAGCTTGAGTTTTTAATCCCCTGGAAGCATCACCAACAGATCTTGAAAATTTTTCTAGACCTTTTTGTGCTTGCTCTATTGATGATCCAGCTTCAATTGCTCCTTGTTGGAAAGCCTGGATAAAGTCTGTTGCTATCCCTGTTCTGGTAGCAGTCTTACCAATATTATCAACAAACTCTAACGATTTTTTTGATGCAATAACTAATGCAGCACTAACAGCAGTAAGTCCTACTGTTACACCACCTACAACTTTTGCTGTACCTTTTGCAGCTGTACCAACCTTGTTTAATCCTCTGGTAACTTTATCAAAGGCAGCTTTAGTTTTATCAACAGCTGTAAGTTTAAATTTGACATCTCGTTTAGCCATTAATTTTGCTCATTAATAATTGAAAAATATGCAATCCATCCATTGTATTCATCAACAGTTAGATCCTGGATCTCTGCTAATGACTTGCCTAGTTTGTCTGCTAGTTGATATTGGTAAAAAAGATTCTTATCTTTTTTTAGTTTTTTTTTGTATCTTCTAAGGTTTCTTCGCCAGTGATTAACTGAGCTACATTTACAAGTACATTTCTATCAACATTGTTGAGCAGATCTGGCTTATCATCAATGGAAAATATTTTGTTGCCCTCTTCATCCAGAGCTTTATAAATCAAAACCATAGCCATCATTGTTAGGGAATCTTCCCTAGACACTTTAAATAGTTTTGCAGTTTCTCCTAATGTAAGTGGCTTCCAGAATATTTTAAGATCCCATTCCTCTACATAGAATGATTTTATTTCTTGTAGATCAAAATGAGATTTTGCCTTCTCAATTGCCTTCATTAAACTGTTGTTTTAGTTAAGCCACCAGATCCCTGGAATGTTATTGATTGCTGTACTAAAGAGTTTGGATCAGTATTCAAACTTAGGCCAGTAACAATAGCTGTACCAGTAAATCTAGCTTCACCACTTCCAGTTCCCTCTGGTAAAAAGTCCAGAGTAACTTCTCCTCCAATAGTTAGTGCGTTTTGAGCTGTATCATCATCATCAAAAAATACATCAACTGAGCCAGAGAATGAAGTTAGCGTAACCATAAAACTTTTTGAAGAATCGCCAAGAGCTGTTTTTTCTACAGTGTCAGCTGCTTCATCTAAAGTATATGAAGTTATATGAGCTATAACATTGTCACCAACTTTAACAGTTCCATCATTTCCTTTATGAATTGCCATTATTTATCCTTTTTTTTAGAAGTTGATTTTGGTTTAGGTTCTTCTGAATCCTGGGATGCAACTTCTTCCCATCCTTTGTTTTTGTAATACTCAATCATTGATGAATGAGCTATTACTGTTGTTTTTTTATCTGGTGAAATTAATTTCATTTCATCCTCCAATTTTATTTTGATACATCTGGAGATTGCTCCAGAGTGTAATATTCAACTGTAAACTCCAAACTAATATATGCAACTGGTTTCTCACCTTCTGCGTTAAATTCAATATCAGTTGATGATAGAAATGTATCTTTAGCTTTTGATGATAATGTTGGATCTGCTGCGATAGCTTGCTCAACTTCTTTTGCTATCTCATCAATAGTATCGTCAAAATCACTTGTTGCCTTTACATAGGCTTCAACTACAAGTGTTAGATCTCTGAATAATAGTTTGTTTGCATTTACAACAACTGGCTCTGATGTTTCTGATTTTGTATAAATTACCAGGCCTGGAAGATTACCATCTTCAAGTGGATAAACTCTGCTCTGGTAAACATTAGATCCTGTTGTTGTTAGGCCAGTCAGAACTGTACCTACTTGTTCTCTAATTTGCCTTCTTACATGATTGGCCATTATGCTTCCTCTAAAAGTAAGGCACTAAAACCAGTTCTATCTTTCTGGGCATTAACAATTTTGTAATTTTGTGCTGCCTTCAATGTATTACCATCTACATCTTTTATAGCAGCTACATTTAATGTATCCCCAAAAGATGCGTTTGGTGCATCAATGGTTCTGCAATATGCAATAGGTTGAGATTGTTCAACACCAATTCCGTCTTGAGTTTCTATGTATTCTTCGTTGATTATTATTTTGATAGTAGATGCAGTTCCAGATCTGGTATAAACAGCTGAAACACCATGACCAAAATCAATATCAAGATATGCTTCCATATCCTCTTCAGTTTCTAAATTATATAAACTCATTGCTTCTCTAAAAATACTTGAACCATACCTACATTGTCTGGCTCAACTCTAACAACATGAAATGTTGTAGCTGGTGATAGTGTGTTTCCATTATTAGTTGTAATGGCATCTACCTTTAAAATATCCCTATGTGAAATGAATGGAGCATCTGATGCTTTTAAAAAAGCTGTTGGTTGAAAACCATCAACCTCTATAGATCCTCCACTAATCCCCAGATATTCCTGGTCAATGATGATATTAACTGTAGTGCTATTACCAGAATCAATATCAAACAAACTATCAATCAATCCAAAACTATCAAATAAAGAATTTTGTACCTCAAATAATGTAGCAGTTACACCATGAGCTGTAGTATCAACATAAGATGTAAAATCTGCTGCACTCTCTAAGGGCATTACTTACTTCTTTTTTTTGGTTTTGGTTTATCTGATTTCTCCAGGCCAACAGATCTGTTTGATTCTTTTTTAGCAGATCCTTTATACTCCTCAGCTTTTTTGTAGCTGATAAGTGATCTTGCTTCATCATAACTAACCTCAATAACATCTCCAGCAGAAACTCTTTGCTGATTGGCCACTGTATCTGACAAAATTAATACCTTCATATTTTTCTCCAAATGGGGAGGCCTTTCACCTCCCAGGTTTTTAGTAGTCATTACCACTTAACAATAATGTTAAGAAGCTGCACAGAATGACACTGCGTGTCTAACTGCAACATCTACTGATTGAAGAGCAACAATTCTGATTGTTCCAGAAGAGCTGTTTGAGAAAGGATCAACTAAAATATCAAGCGATCCAAACATTCCAATTAGTAAATCATTGAAGTTACCAAAGACATAGTTGTTTGCAGTCAACTGAGGAGATACAACAGCTTGATAGCCATTGATCTGATCATTAACAGCAACAAACTGAGCAGTATTTGTAGCCTTCTCAGTAGTCTTTAGAGTTCCATAGTTTGTAGGATGGATGATGTATGCAAGATCTCCCAATAGAGCATTGTCAACTCTAACAGCAGTTTCCATGCTTACCATCTCTGCAAATGTTGGAGCAGCTGCACTTGAAAGTGAAACAGTGTTGATTCCAGAAGTATTAGTAATACCTGTTGGATTACCACTAGATCCACTACCCTCAAGAGCTTTATCATCAATGAGAATAGCCATAGATTGAGCTAGATCATTTCTGATTAAATTCTCAACATCTAAAGATGATTGAATTAAAAGCTGTCTAGTAACATCAGTATGAACACCAGCAGTCTTAGGTGACATTGATACACTACCAATAGTCATTTCAGATTCGCCAGATGCACCACCCTCAGAGCTTATGAAAGCAGCAGTAGATCCAGATGATTTCTTAGGAATCTTAACATCGCCAGATAGGCCAGTAAGCATAGTTGCTAAAGGCATAACAGCTGAGTTATTTCTAAGAGCATCAATGAAATCACCACCTCTGAAATCCTGACCAATTAGTCCAGAATCATCAGATGCGTTCATATCTCTTTGTTGCCAAGTTCTCAAGACTTCACCAGGAAGTAAGACACCCTGAGCAGTTTGCCCATATTGTCTTTGAGCTGCTTCACTACACTCGAACTCAAATTTAGCAGCTTCTTGAGCTTTCCTATCAGTAGGATTAGCCATTGCATTTACAGCTCTAAGAATACTAAATCTTTTAGTTTCCTTTTCTGTAAGTCCAATATCCTCTACAGGAGTTTCTAAAGGTTGATCATTTGAAATTGTTTCAAGTAAAACACCTCTAAACTCTTCAATTGATTTACCCTCAGAGATTGCTTGATGCCCTAGATCTCTTTTGTTGTGTTTAGCAGCAAGATCTAAGATCTCTTTTGAATTTTTAGCAAATTCTTTTCTAGCTTCATCAACAGTTTGTGATCTAACTTCTGCGACATCAATCTCAGGTTTTTGGTTTTCCATATTAACCTCGTAAGTTAAATTTTTAGATCTACCAACGCCAACTTGCAAAGATGAATCAGCTGGTAATGAAACTGAGCTGACTTCCATTGGCATCCAGGAAGCTCTGAAAAATCTTTTACCATCTTCCTCATCTTCCATTCGATCTAATTTATTGATTTTATATCCAACAGATATATTCATGCGAATACCATCCTGGATATCCCTAAATACTTCTTCAGCAAGAGCAGATCTACCAAATCTTACTAAGGCCACTGTTCTTTTGGCCTTCTGATCAAGTTCAAACCTTTCAATCACACCTATTTGAGATGTCATATCATGGTCTTTTAAAAATGGAGCTGTACCAGATTGCATAAATGACATATCTATTTCATCTGGAGAATGTCCTAGAATTTCCATTCCAAAACTTCTTTCAACTGGCGATTCGCTAGAAACTCCAACTCTAACAGTTCGCTTTTCCTCATCGATGTAAGATCTATCATCTAAAGATAAAGTTCTAAATCTCACTGAATCATCAATGAATCTATCCTTTTTTTCTTCATCTTCCTTATCTTCATCATAATGATATGGCCTTTCTTCCATTTCATCCTTTTCAGGATCATTTGGCCTTTCTTCCATATCATCTTCTGCATCCTCCTCTTTGTGATGTTTTGCAAACTCAATGATTACACTTTCGTCTGTTTCATCTACATTGAGGATATGCCTATTGCTTATTTCATCCATAGCTTTTTCCTCTTTGCTTGATAAAGGATGGCTTTCAGGAAGCAAATCTAAATCATGCTTCCCACCCTGAAATCTCCCATTTCGTAAGGCAAATAAGAATGAATTCACTCTGGAAAATGCCCACATCTCAGGAGAAGTCACATTAGGCCGTACCGAAGCTGGATTAGTTTTGTAAGCTCCAATCCCTCTTTTAAATACAGCTAATAATGTTCTATATGTTGTTCTCTTTGAAGCCACATTTCCAACCTCTTCATTGTGATCTTCAACTTTTTTCTTTAAACCTTTCTCAACTTCATCTGTAACTTGTCTATCCTGTTGAGCCTGGGATGCTGATCCACTTTCTTTTTGTTCTGTATATTTAATTGCTTCCAAAACAACATCCTTCATTTTTTGTTTACCTAAAGTTCCAATGACACCCCATTTCATCTGGGCAATGACACCAGCAATATTTGATGGCCTACCAGCTTTTGATCCGTCTTTAAATTGAGATCCATCGTTGAAATGTCTTGCTGCCCAGGCCTCTCTCTCTTTGATCCATTTGATTACACCTTCGGTTTCTTCACCATCTCTAGCTTTTGTCCAAAGATTAAATGCTTCATTACCTCTAATGTTACCACCAGCTTTATAAATATCTGGATCATTTTCTTTTACACCAGCTATAAAGTTGTAATCAAATTGAGGATAGTTTGAGTTCCTAAGAGAAACTTTTTTATCTTCATCTTTTGTTGGAAAATCAGTAGCCACTAGCTACTCCTCGATAATTAGAATGATGATAGCCTTGCCCACCAGATAGACTATCCCCACGATTAAAATCGTTGCCCTTCGCCCTAATCATCAGATTCACCACCTTGTATATTTGCTTCAACAGGAAACTTAGCACCAAATGGTTGAAATGCAGTTTCTATTCCATATTGTTCTGCAAGTTCCTTTTCTTTTGAATGTTGTTCAAATAACTCTTCTGTATCTCTGCCATAAGCAGCAGATATATCTGAATATGTAACAGTACCATTCTGCAATCCAAGAATATGAGATTGCATTTCTTTTAGTGGATCAATCCAGCTGAATGATCTAGGGATGTAGTTTACCTGGTCAGCAAACTTGTCATATTTGGCAATCGGTAAATTAATTGCACCAGAGCTGATGGCCATCTCTAACCATCTTTTAAAAATTGGATCTATGAAGTGATCAATACAAAATTGTTGATACAGTGCAAACATAGATCTATCTTCTAAAGCACCTTGTCTGATGCTTGAGTAATTAACACTTGTTAAATCGTTTGTTAAAGCGTGATATGAGATATTAAGTCCAGATGCAATTGCTCTTAAAACTGATTTAGTAAATGATTCAAAAGTTTTAAAATCAAAGCCCTCTGGTAATTGTTCAAAAGTACCAGCACTAGCATTTGATACTGGTGCAAATGTATCTTCTTGAGGATTATCACCTACATACTCACTGCCAGATGGAGTTGTAAAGAATCCCATTTTAGAAGCACCAACTCTAGCAGCAACAATCTCAGCTTCCATGTATGCTGAGTATTGTTTCATGTTGGCCATTACAGGAGCTATAAAAGAAACACCTCTTGTTTGTTCAGCTCTTTGTGGAAGATAAGCGTGTATTATTTCTTCTGCTGGTACTCTTATGTGAGATCTATCAGTTCTATAACCATTATCGTATGGATGGTTTTTAAAAAGATGATAAGCCACTGGTTTATCAAAAGAATCAACCTCAACACCCATTTTAATTCTATTGCCATTCTTGGCTTCAACATTCATTGATTCGTCTAAATGATCAGCTTCTAAAAACTGTACCTGGAATCCATAAGGAGATTTATTTGTTTTGAAATGCCTAATTAAAACTTCACCATCTCTGGCCAGAGTTTCAATAAATAATTTTTGACAATCTAAAAAACTAAGTCTGCCATTTGGTGTAGGTGATCCCATTGATCCCCACTTCTTCCATTCTCTTTCAATGATGTTATTTGCACCTCTATCCAGAGATCCATCTTCATTTCTTGCTTTAGATGAAATTCTAATGCCATGCCTACCAATAACATTGCTCACCATAAGATTCAGATAGCGTGCTATGTAAGCATCATTTCTTGATAACTCTCTGGCTCTATCTCTGAGTAATCTTATGTTGTCTTTTATTTCAGCATCAGCTGACAAACTACTTACAAGAAAATCTGCAAACAATCTACCAGTGTTTGCACCTTGATATGATCTTAAAAATTTTCTTTTAGGTTTTTGTTTTCTGTACCTATTTATTAAATTGTTGTACCAGGCCATTATGAATAATCAGTTGGATTTACAGTTTTAAGTCCACCAAAAGCAACTCTTATTTGATTACCAGATGCTCTACCATTTTTGATCCTATGCATCTTGAGTTCATTTTGGTATTCAGTTTTGTAATAGTTTCTAAAAGCGAGCAGATCATTTATTGACATTCTGCTGAGTGATCTCCCAGCAATACTCATTGAACT